CTCTTACTGTACCAGCAGAAAAATCTGCTGATGTTGAGATGTCTGGTAGTGATGAATTTGGATCTTTTGATGATGAAAGACGTAGGATAACGCCAGATGCCGCCATGATTACGCCACGCAATACTGGTTGTCCTACGCCAGCTAATCCAGCATCGCTAAATAAGGTTGACCCAGCACTCTGGCTCATGTAAGCACCTAGAAAATACGTTCTGCCAAGTGGACCAGCAGCCGTTGGTGAAGTTGAGGATGCAACAGCGTATGTGTTATTTCCTAAACCTCCAGATAGGGTGCTTTGTGGTTGTTGATCACCAACAACGAAACCTGCACTTTCTACTTTGCCTCTATTATTTCCACTATCAGTTCTTTGTAAGCCCAAACCAACACCAAGAACTCGGATTTGTGTTAGTGCTTGTTGGGTTTTAAACCATTCGGTTGCCGCCAAAGAACCATAGTTTAGATATGTTGTGGGGACGCCAAAGTAACTTCTCCAATCTTGTAATGTTGGTACAAGAACAGGAACAAATGCTGGCCCCGTTTGTGTTGTTGAAATAACAACAGCAGGTAAGCCAGAAGGAAGAATAGATGTTCCGCCACTGATATCTATTTCACGAACTCCGACACCTGCGCTTCTAAATGTTAGATCTACCATATTTTAACCTTTTATTTCTTTTATATCAATTTGTAATTACGACATAAAAACAAAAACCCTGTCCAAGAATTTAATTTGGACAGGGTTTTAAGTTAAGTTGGTAAGATTAATTTAGTGAACTACCCACAGCACGAGCCTGTGAGTTTTCTGCTCATAAGAAATAGAATTATGCGATTAGGAAGGTACCACTGTTTGTGATAACAAAGTCGAGTACAATGTATTCGATTGATTCAATTGGTTGAACCAAAACGGTTGCATTTAGTTTATTGTTTTCACGGTCAACTTCTGTGTTGTTTGTGTCGTCACAAATAACCCTAAAGGCTTTGATGCCTTTTCCTTGTTGAATTGTCGATAATTGTAGAGAAGTTGCGGTTATGAATCTATCACGAATTGCATCTGTGAGCTGTTCAAACAATAAATTATTTCCAATATTTGCAATTGCTCTGGAAATCTCAATTGCTAGGCGTTTAACATTAACTCTTGAGGTTAGGGCATTTATTCCTTGTTTGAGTGTATATTGTGAGAAGATGACAAATGTGCCTTCATCTTTGAAGATTGGGTTAATTCTAGTATCATAGAAAAGATCTTTGTCCGAAGCTTTAACTCTTTGTGAAGCAGCTTTAACAAAAGAAAGAGCGGCTCTGTTTAATCCAGCAGCAGCATACCATGGATAAGCTACTCTATCATTAAATCCGTATGCAGCTAGCGCGGCAACAGAAGCTGGAACAACTGTAAATTTAGAGTTAAAACTATCTTCGATAGTGACAGATGGATGATACACAGCAACTGCATTATTATTTAACGCTCTAGCATCAAAAACTTGTGCTGTTTTTAGATTGTCAATAAAATGACCTATTTCTCCATCAAAGATTCTAGCAGAGTCAGAATCGTATGCTGGGATATCCATGATATAGAAGGCTTTACCAAAGTTTAGAACTCTTTGGGAGGCATAATCTGTTACATTTGGCTCTCTTTGTCCTGGTAATACAACCAAGTTTGATGGAGAGGTTAATGGGTCTGTAACAATGTTAACTGCTGTTTTGTAGCTGTTAATTTGGTTGTTAGTGTCACCAACACCATTTTGGTTTGTTGTAAACCCTGGAGAAATGTAACTTGCCGCAGCCCCGCCGAATCCAATTGAACCTGATTCGATTGATGTTGATCTATCAGTGAATCTTCTAGCATCTTTGTCCAAGAAGTTTGTTCCATCAAATCCACCATAAACCAAAGTTGTGAACTTGGCGTATTCAGCGAAACGATTAAAGTCAGAAGCAGCACCTTTTTGAAGCAATGTTGCTAATGTAATTCTGCTTCCAAAGCTGCCATCTGTAATGGTATAGTTTGTTCCATCTGGTACACCATTTCTGATGTATGCTGCATTTTTTATAATGGTACCAGTTGAAGACGTTAGATCTGCGATTGCACCGTTCGCAAAAGCTACTCTTGCTAGGGTAAATTTATTATCATTAAATGAGTCGATTGCTGAACCAGTAATGACTGTATCAAGCTGTGGAATACCAACAAAAGCTGCATAACTTTTGATTACTGGGTTTAGGGTATCAGAAGTATTGGTGTTTGTTGGATCATTGTTTCTTTCGAATTTAACACCCCAGTATAATCTTGCATCAGCAATTTCTGTTGTCCCAGGCTGGCCAGTAAATGCGGCTGAAGAGGTCACATCTCCTCTTGTTACTTTAAATCTAAATGGAAGTGGTGGAACAAGAGAACCTGTTAGTTCTGGGAAGGTTAATAAATCTGTTGATCCAGATAACGCAAATCTTCCAAGACCAGAAACATCTGTTAACGCTTCAGAAGATTTTAACGTTGAAACGCCTCTAAAACCGAAAGGTAGTGAGCTTGCTGGTGCTGCATTAGAGGTTACATTTGAGTTAATAACAACACGAATGTATCTTGATTTGTTAGGGTATGTCCCAGTTGTTTGGATTCCGCGATCTGATTCACTTTCAAAATCAAATTTATATGAAACTTTTGTGTCTCCAATTACTTTACCAATATAATTATCTGAATTTTGGTCAAGTGTTACATTTGGAAACTGTTCAAGAATTGCTGGATTAAAGTCTGTATCGTTAAAATTACGAACAACTACAGTAAATGTTCCATACTGATTGTTTGGATCGGAAGAAGCTTTCAAGTTTGCAATTGAAATTTTGATCATCTCATTTGCATTTGTTCCATCTGAAAGTGGTTCGAAGTAGAATAGATCATATTCTAAGTTGCCGAATGGTTGTGAGATAAATGATGGAGTTTTTGGTGTTTTGTATCTTGTGTCAAATCTACCAAATAGATTTCTGAATGGGGTTGTGGTAAGACCGCCTGTTGAGGTTGTGCCAGCAGACCCAGAAACAATACCAACTGAGCTAGATACGAATGTACCTGTTGCAACAGCAGCGATTTCTGCATCGACTGCAAAATCCGCATAAAGATAATGTCCAGTTGTTGCAAACTTGTCTGGGTCGGTATTTAGGATTTTGGCGTAGTAATCAGCATCAGATGGGTTTAGTGAAGCTGTATAAATTGTAATACCAGCGAACCCATCACTATTGCCAAACGCTGTTCCAAGACTTGTTGAGACAATAATTTTAAACTTACCATTTGTTACACTATTTGAACCGCTATCAACTGTAGCTACATCATCTATTTCATCAGAGTAAGTTTCGTTTATACCATTCAAAAGCATGATGCGTGAACCAGATGAACAAAAGATCATACCTCTAACAAGGTTTACTGCATTTCCTGCAAGAGAATATGATCTGTTATCCGTGAACATTGGATAACCATATGCTTCTTGGTTTGTTAGAATATGGCGCGCAACTAGAAACTGTACTGCGCCTTGGTGACGACCATCGTTAACGATTTGAACAACAGATGAAGAAACTGCAAAACCAGCATTTTTTACAATGCCTTTTATTCTTGTGTCTTCGAAGTCGCCAGAACCACTGTTCGCTCCTGCACCTAATAATCTAATAAATACTGCATTTGTTCTATTCTCTAGCCATCTTTGGGAAGCATATGTGGCTGGATAACCTGGAGTTACTGAGCCAAATCTTGCTGTTTGGTCCGAAAGTGAACCTAGAGATACGGGTACAAATGCAGGTCCAAAAACTGATGATCCAATGATTGCGGCTGGAGTTCCAGTTGGTGCAACCTCTCTAAAAGAAGCATCAATTTCAGAATCATAAAATCCTGGGGCTTTTAATATTTGTTCTGCCATTTTATTTACCTTTTACTTTGAAATCAAAGATCAAGGATAATTAGAAGACTCTTATGCAGAAACATTCAGTCTTTTGAAATAAGTGCAATTACTTCATCAATGCTTGATGCTCTGTATACTGTTTCTTTAGATTGATTTCCTTCTGTAACTTCAGCATAAACAATTTCTCGTTTATTGGTTAGTTCATTTATAACTTCCCTTTCAAAATACAAGTTTTGGTCTGTTGTTTTTGCTTTTGGATCACTTATTTCATCAACATCCGATAATAGGAATTTATCCTGGTTTTGTTTAATACCACTTTGATCTATTAGGGACTTATGAAACACTTTAATTGGCGAAAAATTTACTTCAAAATCAAAATCAACCGCAGTTACATATTTTTTAATTGGGTACATGTTGGTTTCTGAATTTGGTGGCAACAAAAATCCTTTAACTCTTAATTCTAATCGGGTTTTTACCATTTTTTCTTGCTCAGAGTTATCATCAAAATTGTCTTCCATTGCGATCTGATCGCCCAAGTAACCCATATACCAATACCCAGCGTCAGTTGTTAACACAAATCCATTATCCATTGGTAGTTTTGATGCCATAACAGTTTGTAGCAAAAAATTCATTGAACCTATATCTTCTGTCCAAAGACTGATTTCATAGGTTAAATCAACAAATGTTGGGGCAGGAATAACAAGATATTCCAATGTATTATTGTTTAATTTTGGATCAAGCAACATTCCTTTTTGTGTAGAGATGTCATTTTTGTTACCTGCCCTACCTCTTCTAGATGTTGGCACAGAAGGAATATTTTTTAAACCAAGTTTATTTATTAGATTTTGATAGAATGGATCACGATCATTGTCCAAATCAACTTTTACAACAATTTCTCCTGTTGCACTGTTGATTGCTCTTGAATTTTGAACCATTAGAGAGTTATCTATCTCTGTTCTCCTGATTGAAATTGCTGGCAAAATAAGAAGATTATCATGCGAACGTAATGGCATTAGTTTTTTTGCAATTGCAAATCTGTCCCCACCAGCAAATATAACTCTTGGTTTATTGAGAGAAACAACTTTGTTGACCCCCTTAATATATTTTGTTGGAAACTTTATAGTTTCATCAAAAAGTTTTTTAACGCTTTTATCAATATCGAGTATTGTGCAAGGTGGAATTTCAACAGTTTGATAAGGCGGATCTTCTTGATACAAACCACCAAGAGGCATTTGTTCCAACCCAGAAATATCCTCTGGTGGTGGGACAATATTTTGCCTTATAATATTTCCTTTGGTTCCATCAATAAAACGCTCAGGAACAGGAATTTCCTTTTGATAGTTGTAAAATTCTCCTTGTTGATTTCCAAATCTTTTTGGTTTACCTGTTGTCATTTTCTAGTAATATTAACTAGAAAATAGTTTTTGTTTAGAAACAAAGGTAAATTAAATATTATTGATAAAAGTCATCATCTACTTCGTCAGCAACAACGAATGTGCTAACTTTTTCTACACCTTGAGTATCAATTGCAGATTCCCCAGTTTCTTCAACAATTCTTGGACCATCACCAAGAGCAATTGGAGCCATTTCTTCTCCAAGGCGTTCACGCATTTCTCTTGTATCATTAGTAATACCTTCTTTAGTTTCTTTAAGACCACGTTGTTGAACAAATTGTTTTTGAACATCGTCTGGTTCAATTGCTGGTGGCAAATATTTAGACGGATCAAATCTTCCTGGCCTTGCAGTTATTGCAGAAACTCTAAATGATCTATCATATTCTTCCTGACCCCAGAGGTTACTTAGAGGAACACAAACAACTATTTCATAAGTGTGACTACCATAAGTAAAAAAATCACCTTCAGATAATTTGATATTCTTTAAATTAAGATCTCTACCTTGAAATAGAACTTCAATCTTGCCCTGAAGATAGGTGCCATAATTGTTGCTTATATTTTCCCAATCTGGCTGTCCACAAAGGGCATCAATAACAATTGGTCCATCATAAACTTTTTCAATTGCCTCATTATATGTGTCATTTATTGTTGACTTATTTGTTGACATTGGAAAATAAAATATTTTTTGACCAATAACGTCTTTCACCATTTCCTGAGTTATATCAGTATGGTATTCAATTTCCTTTTGGGTAATGAAAAGTCTAGACATGGATTACTGTTATTAAATAGTTTCCAGTCACTTACTTTGTTTAATATGCTGGAATATAAGATTTCTATTTCTTATGAGCAGAAAACCCACAGCCTTGTGCTGTGAGTAGTTCACCTAATTCTTATTATGGTTGTTGGAGGCAATGGTAATAATGACATTATTTTATTTGTTTGTTCAAGTTTCATCGCTTCTTTTTCCATAAGCTTATCATAGGCCAATCCATCTAAATATTCTTTTGCGCTTGTAAGTAACTTGTCTGTACCTTCTTTTGCAAAGCTAAGCAGTTCTGGGCCGTTCATTGTAAGTTCTGCCCCAGGAATTGGAATGCTGTTTGTTTTTGAACGAATCCAGCCTAATGTTTGCGCGCACAAATAAAGTGTGTACTCACGTATCCAGTTTCTACACCAAATATTTAAACTATCGTAGTTTACCACACCAAATGGTACGTTTGCTGGGTTTGATACGCCATATAAATTAGATGGAAAATAAAAAGTACCACCAGGACCACTACCTGTTGTAATTCCAGAACCCATGGTTGTTGAACTTGGAACAAATGAGCTGTCAATTCTCGGATCATAAGCTGGCTGTTTGAATCCAACTCTAATCCAAAGTTTTCTAGAACCAGATACCAAAAAATCACCAGTTCCTGGTGTTGGATAAATTCTTAGATTACGACCTTTTTGTTCATAAGAGTAATGTGAGCGGCGAATTCTACGAGCATCTTCAAACAAACCTGCTCTTAATACGTCTTCATAAAGTGGCAGAACGAAATATTTCGTATCAGGGATAGCCACACCAGCTTCAGATGTAAAATCTGAACCATAAGCAATTGTAGAACCAAAGTTTGAGTTAAAGATATATTCTACAGGTTCGTAATGATATACGTTATAAACTGTAAATCTTACATTTGAACCAGAACCAGCATAGTTGAATAATGGAACATCATTATGATCTTTTAATTCTGTAAACAAATCATAATCTTGACGACTAGCGGTTAGATGTATTGAACCAGAATATGATTCGGCCCAGTTACCATAACCAACATAGCTTAGATAAGGTGCAGTTAATGTATCTAAATAACCAAGTGTTTGCTGAACATATGTGTTTGAAAGGTTGAGAGAGAATAGCCCAGTACCACCTTTTGCGTTTGGGTCATAGCTTGCTGTTGGTGTTCCAAGCAAAGAAGCTAGATTACTTTTAGCCGCATATTCTGCAAGCAAAGCATTTAATTGCCATGTCGCCTCTTC